GTAATTGTTCTAACTTGCTTGAGATTAATTTTAAATCCATAATATAACTTTTTTTAATTTGAAACGGTTGATAATGTAATAACTTAATTTATGATATCCAAACTAGAATGTAAGGATCTCATGTATTTTTGTATCTAATTTTTTTAACTCACCACCTGTGGTTAATAAGATACAATTTCTGTAGTCTTGCCAATTTACTCTATAATTAGTATCTAATTCACCACTATTTAAAGAACGAATTAAATCGTTAAGTGCGTTAATAGTATATAGAGTATTGGATTCCTTTTTTCTATGTAAAAGGATTGTATTATCTAGTATTGTACTAGACATATTGAATGAATCAACATTGTATGTACAGACATACTCATTTGTAGATTCCACAAACAATACAAATATCTTGTTAAATAAGATTTGATATTGATCTTTAATCGTATCTACAGTTGATTCTAAGTCTTCCTTAGTGGTAAATGTGCAAAATAGTTTATTTGCCAAATCGTCAAAATTAATTTCGTAATCCATAATAAATATTATATATCTTTTAGAGAATTGTAATTATTACCATATGCAACTTTTACAACGTATTTGTTATTTTCTAATAATTTTTTAATTTCTTTCAAAACCTCTTTACCATCTACTGAAGAGTAATCAACTAAGAATGAATCATAGGTGTATAATATAACTTTACTTTGTTTATTATCCAAATAATCTATTACTTTTCTTACAGAAATAACATTATTATGTGTTTCTGCTGATTGTATCATATAATTCAATACTTTATTAGGTGTTGGGTTTTGTATTTGTTCTTTAGTTAATATTTTTCCTCCTACTAACTCTAATTTCTCTGTAGCATTGAATAATTTCCATAATTTTTCAACATATTCATTCATTGCTTTAAAGAATGGTATTTCTTTATATTCCTTAAACACACCTCCATATAATTGTTTAAAGGTTAATTCTTTAGATTTTGCGTATTCGTTATCAGTTAGTTCTTCTTTATGAAAATACATTTTACCTAATTGATTATGTACTGATTCTCTATCTAGTTTGAATCCTATTAGATTAGCTAATATCCTTACATGATAAGCATCGTAATCAAATTCAAAAAACATATCATTTTTAGGAATAAATGCAGTTCTTGAACCATCATTTTTATTTAAAGCAGCGAAGTTAACACCGTTAAAAGAATTAGTTGGACGCGTGGTAAGATTATATAAGTTATATTTAGTATACACTGTTTCTCCATGAATAAACCATTCTTTTTCATGATATTTAAAGTGTTTATCAAAATAATCCGGGTGAATTTTTAATCCTTGTTCCTCTATTGACTTAAATATTTTTGGGAAAGTATCATTATAAAATTCGTTTACTTCTGTTGGGATTTTTCCTTTAATCTCTTCAAAGCTTTTTTCCTCTTGTTCGAAAATTTTTGAGATCGGTACCAAGGAAGTGCAGAATGGTAAATGTCCATACTTATCATAAGTACGGGACCTAATAGGAGTATAATCCAAGTTGTTGTTGTCATAGGGTATGTCTATTAATTTAGGTGAATCAAAGAAATATAAACATTCTTTTTTATTTGTAGTATAAATTTTTTCATATTTACTTTCTATCCATTCTATTACTTTATTAAAATCTAATCTAAATGCTTCAGAATGATTAATTGGAAATACATATCCTTTACTTTTAAAAGTTTTAAAATATATTAAACATGGTGAAGTTAAAGCAGAATGGTATTCATCATTCATAGGAATGATTTTTATATAACACTCATCACCTAAACAATATAATCTATTTAATTGTTCCTCTGTCTCAACGATGTAATACATAACCTTTTATTCATAACTTTATGTTGCACCAAGATTTCCTAATGCTTCATTTACCAATGTATTAACTTGTCCTTGAACAACCACATTAGCTGGTAGAAGAATTTTGTTTTGTGATTGGGTATGTGTAGCACCATCCATTATTGTCCTATCTGCCATTATGTGGTAGTTACCAATATAATTACTATTATCTTCTCTAACTGTAAATTCATTTCCACCTGTATATTGATTAGAAATTAATTCTAAATTTGGTCTAACTGCAAATTGGATTAAATTAGATAAATATTGTTTTATACCTCTAAATTCTTTATTAATAAAGTTAACTAACCTTTCATTAGTATCCACTATTCCTGCACTAACTACCCCATTTGGATTTCTTGTATCTCTAAGTGGACCAGTTATTTTCCAAAATATTTTTACCACTTGCCATAAAGCATAGTTATATTCTCCACTTTGTGTAATTATATCATTATAAGTTGATTCATTTATTTCTAATATACGAGTTGGAGATGAATTTCTTTTTTTAGCAAAATATCTTTCTATTTGTCCTCTTTGATAATCTTTACCTTGAGGTTGAGGAATAAAGGAAGTTGGATTTTTACCATATTCAAATAATTCCTGGTTTTTAGGGTTTAATCTAGCATATTCTAAATTATTAGGTGTATTTGGGACTTGATTTAGTGATTCATCTTTAGGAGCTATACCTAACAATTGCTTTGTTGGATCTAATGGGGTATTTCCACTATAGATTTGTCCATTAAATAATTGGTGATAAGGACCACTATAGGATTTACCAGTAGAGTCAACAAACTCCCCACCATTGGTGAATAAATTATTATTTGTTAATGATTTAGGTATATAAGCCATTAATTACGTGTTACAATTTGTCCTCTTAATATTGTATACCATTTATTATTTTCTATCTCATGATTAATAGAAAATACAGCAAAATCAATCCCTGTAGTGTTTATAGTAGCTCTGTATTGTTTTGGTAATCTATCTTCTGGGATTCTAAATATATTATAAGGTAAAATTCCAGATATTCCATCTATTTTAAGACTATATTCTATAGGGATAGCAGCAGTTGATTTTTTATTAGTAGATTTATCAATAATAAGTTTATTTTCATATCTTTTTTGTAAATCAGCATATAAAGTAGTTAATTCATCTATAGTTTCTAATTTTAAATTTTCAAAAGTATATATATTAAAAAAATGTTTAAATAATTTAACTTGCGGTTGGATTTTTACCTCTGGATCTGATGTTAATTGTTTGCCACTGCTTACACCTGGTATTTTTCTTTCTCCTAATCTATCTTTAACTCCTTTATTTAAATGTTGAAATGCTAATATTTCTTCAGCAAATTCTTCTAAACCATTATCACTAGCTTGAGCTGCTATTACTATTTGAGAAGCTAATTTAGGAGTAATTTTTGAATTAAAACTATAATCATATACAATAGATCCTTTTCCGAAATTTTTAATTTCAATTGCTTGGGTTTTTTCTTCTTCTGTAGGGATTCTATTTTCATCTATAATTCTAATACAATTACTGTCTTTATCGTAAAAAGGTCTAAATGAATTTATTTTTCCTAAAGAAACATTTATTCCATCTAAAATTTTAGTAATATAATCCATTAAACTTACACTTTTGTCTTCATTTATAGATGATAATGACTTCATAGTATCTAAGGCAAAATCAATATTAATTAAAACATTAAATAATTTATTATTAAATGAAGGAATATTTTGTGCTATTGATGGTGAATCAATTTGTCTTAGTTTTTTTCTTAATTCCTCTCTACCTTCGATCTCTTTAGTAAATAATTCTCTACGACCATCTTCAGTTACATTATAAGGAATTAAACATTTAGAGGGATCAACACTAGCTTGAAATGGTGAAGATTTCATTATAGTATTATCAGGATTATAATCTAAATAAACAATAGGTTCATTACTATTTTCATCACCTTCACAAAATATCCCTACATGTTGTATTAAAGTAAATAGATGAGTTAAAGTAATGTAAGAGAAAAAGCTTTTAGAATCTGAAACTGAAGCACCTGATATATATCCATGATATAGTTCTGGTTTTAATTCAGTAGCTGCTCCTAATCCTGATGTTATTTGGTAAGCATTTCCAAATTTTATATTTTTGTTATCACTTATACTTCCTCCATTAGCCAAGCTTCCCGCATTAAAATTAGGACCTTGGTAATTGGTTGATTGATAAATAAGGTTTAAATAATCTCCATAAGTACTTATTTCTCCTTTAAAATTTTTAAATCCTCTAAATAACTGTATTTCTTGTAACTCTTTTATTTTAAGAAGTTTTATACTACTATCACTACTAAATCCATTTTTTTTCTCTACAATACCTGTAGCCTTATACATTATTTCTTTTAATGTAGAAAGTATATTTTCTAAATTTGAACTATAAGTACCTCCATCATCTTCCGGGCCTCTAAAAATATCAAAATTTACTTTACTTGCTGTATTTATTCTAAGAGATTCTGCTATACCTCCTTCTCCTATAACTTGTATTTTACAATTATAAGACCCATCATTATTTGCTGTCCAATCAAAATTTTGAATTCTACCTAATAAACATTCATAATTACCTTCTGCTACACTTCTTTTATTTGTAGCTTTTTCTATTATTTTACTTTTTTTATTTGTAGAAAAAAATTCAAGAGGAGAGGGATTAGTTTCAAAAGTACCATCATTTTTAACATAATTTGAATGTCCCCATTCTAAAAGCACATTACAACCTAAACTCATATAAAGTTTAGTCATTGTATCTAATTGGTCTAAATTATAACAAATAAACTCAATATCAGCTTGCATTAATGTCTGCCATTTACCTCCTGTACCAATTGATACATTAGTAATACCAGGCATAGGTCTAAATCCTAAATCATCTTCATTTCCTTTAGTATAAGTTTCATTAAACCCACCTTTTATTCTAGTTTTAGTTGCACCCGCAAGTATAGTTCCTCCTTGTAATGTATTTAATTGAGCTGTTTCTGCGCTCCCGTTTATATTAGCTCCTGAACTTAATCTTACCCAAACATTTCGATTTGTTAAATATTGTAAAATATTATTACTACGATTATTACTAGAAATAATCTCTTGTCTTTTTTGGATTTGGGTATTTATATAATCTGGGAAACCGGACCCTATAATGTTTTTGTAAGTAGGCATAACATGTTAAGAATTTAAACTATTAAACTCTAGAATAGCATCATTTACATTATTAGGTATTCTTAATTGGAAACCTGGTGGGGGAAATAATGAATCACCAGGTAAATCATTTGCCATTCCAATCACCCACCACAGTGTAGGATCACCATAAAAATCTGTAGCTATTAGGTCTAATCTATCTTGTTCCCTAATAATAATATAATAATCATTATTTGAAGGAATAACAGAAGGATATTTAGTTGGTAAATAAATTACTTTACCATCATCTGTAGTATACGTTCCTATATTTTCGTATCTTCTTGCCATATTATGTTGTTAATCCTATATCTAAACTAGCATTATCATTAAGACCAAAATTTATACCGTCTAGTGAAAAACTATTATCTTGTTTTGTAAAATATCTATTATTTGGTGTTGTTAATAATATTGGAGAATCTATTCCTGTTTTAGGTAAAATATTAAGTATTGGTTTGAATTGTACAGCAACATCCATTATTTGTGGTGTCTCTAACATATCACTACTTCTTCCCCCTTCTGGTTCATCCATTGCTATTTCCCAAGCATATTGATCATCAACGTTTAATTGTAATGATTCTAATATACCAGGTGTTCTAACAAATAAATCTCCTATAGTTAATTTTGTAATATTACCTCTCATAAATCCTGCTGTATTATAATCTGGGTATAGAGTGGATATTAAGTAATTTAATTTTCTATATAAAAATTTCATTTCTTGTTTTGATTGTGCAGCTATTTTAAAATTAAAATTAACTACTCTATCAAATCCTTGATATGTATAAAAGTTTTCTCCTCTACCTGTATAACGA